ACTTAAATCCCCGAATCAAAGCCCTTATGATCTGCCTGGATTCCTCGTTCATAAATCCCCGTATCCGTCGTCAATGTGAAAGGCCCCTTGATCTGTCATTGCCTGGCCTGTAACAATCGCCCAATCTTTTTCAGCTTGAGTCATGGATGGTTGCTGGATTTGTCCGCCAGGCCACAACAGTGTAACATCCGGGTCCTGGATTCGCGCCAGGCCATCAAGCATGTCGTCATGGCTCATAACCGGGAACGGCCCGTACTCTTCACGGATAAACACCTGCACCAGATCTTGACGCTTCCCCTCGTAGTTCGTTTTAAAGCAAGTATGTGGTAAATATATGCGCCCCTGCTCAAAAACAGGGATCAGCCGACGGATTCTGTCGTTTTTAGGGGTACTTCCCTTGACTTCCGTAATCGGGAAGCGATAATTTTGGACCTCCTGAACATATTCGATATGCTCAATATCTGTCTGCATTCCATAACGTTCATATAGTGTTAGCAATGGCTGATATCTGCGATGCCAGGCAAAAAGTAAATTCGTGCGCTGCGTCAGGTTGATCCGGTCCCGGATCATATCAAACACATAAAAATTCCTATCCCGGCCAAGTCCTATGTCCCACATTGCCGTGTAGTCATTGAGCTTTCGTTTCTCGTTTGCCGGATCTACAATAATCATGTGATTAAATTCTTGCAGCCGCAAACTGGGTTGCCAAAACTTCAGCCAAGCCTGATCGAAGCCCTGTGCCTCGTCTGCTTTCGGGTCCTGGAGCATCTGGCAGGAAAAAACATATGGCCCCATATCCCGGCGCTTCTCGGATAGATACTCAACGGAAAACAATACCGGGGTCCCCGTAGTGGTTCCATCGACAGTGGCCGGGTAAACTCTCTTGACGGCAGCCCCCCGCTCGATGATGGTGGCATACGTATCATTGGCATGGTAGCGGGTGCCGATATAACGGGTCCGGCCGCCCTCGGCCCCCAGGTTCCGGGATAGTTCCCAGGCCTCTGTGACCTTTTGGATCATTTCCGGCGTAGTCACGCTTTCCCGCGTAATTACATCGTCATAGATCATGAGTTGATAATGCCTTGACGTTGGTTGCCCATCAACCAACCCCCAAGCTTCTACGGTAGCTTCTTTTGGATTCTGGCAACGCTTCACTGCTATGCCGCCATCTTCAGACCAGCGAGGCGATTCGGATTTTGGATTTTGGTACAAAACATCAGGAAACAGGTCTTTAAGGCGTTGGTTGGTTTCCAGTTCATACTTAATCTGCTTCAAAAAGGCTTTGGCAATAGGCCGGGTAAAGCTGAAAATCCCGATTGTAATTTCGGGATTATTGAGAATGTCCTGGATAGTCTTTGCAAACGTGATGATTGTGGATTTGTAGTGCTCCCTGGCCCACAGGTCCAGATATCCGTCCGGGGCGTTTTGCACTTCCCGGCAACGGGAATAAAGCCAGTCGCGGTTAGCATCTGCCCGGCCCAGGCCATAGACCAACAGAAAAAAAAGATCCTCCTGCAGCAACCGTCTCATGGTCTCTTGAGTGTTGCCCTCGTTGCGTGCACGGTCGAGTATTTGCTGATACCCGTTAAGCGTTTGCTGCCTTGTCAGCATCTTTCTGGCCCGTTACCTCGTTGAAAAGTTCTTCCAGCTCCGGAGAAAGCGAATAAGTGGTTTCGCTTTGGATGGGTCCACCGCCTTCGCCAGTATGTTCTTTTCGCTCGATAAATAGCTTGAAATGCTTGCCGAGTTTGTCGAGCGCGTCGTTTTTGCTCCATAACTTGATTTTTTTGACATCAAGCACATCATCACCGTCTTTGACGGTGGCAACGTCAATGCCGGCAATAGCTTTTGCAATATCATCATCCAGTTCATGGATTTTTTTAAGCCGGCCGCTTTCATCAAAAAGCCCGCGAATATCTGAAAAGGCGATAGCTGCGGTCTCTTTTAATACCTTGTCAGCTGTAATTTCCGTGCGCTTCTGTTGTTCAGCCAGGGCGTCTTCAATAGCCTTTTCCATCTTAGGTTTTCTTAGGAGAGCATGGGCATTGACAGCAGCAACATTGTCGTTTTTTACAGAAGGGTAAGCGATCTTATAAGCACGGGTTGCATTCCGGTCAATCAGGTACTCATTCTTGAATATCCGCATGTTAGCAGAAAGCTTATTGTTAGCTTTTTTTGGCTTCTGTTTTTGTGATGTTTTTTTGACCGTCATAACCGCCTCATTTTGTGGGATAAAACATTCTGCCTAAATTGTGGCATGAAAAAATATTTTGTAAAGCAGAAAAATCCGTTTCGATTTAATATAAAATCATAGACTTATGTCATTTTTTATATTTTGATAATATTTTCCGCATTGCCTTTGTTTCTATTTGCCTCACCCTTTCAGTTGAAAGGCCAAATACTTCCCCCACCTCTCGATACGTCCGCCGCTCTGGGTAGTTGCTCGTCCCAAACCTTGAAAGCAAAATCTGTTTTTCCCTTGGTGTTAATTCTAAATGCCTCTTTTTCATTCCTCCCCCTCAGACCCATGCCAAGACAATCGCGTCTCTTACATGCTCATTTGTCCTGGCAGTATATCCGGTCAGGGCCTCAATCTGCTTTTGGTTTAGCTTTGTTCCGTGCTGAATTGGGGATACAAACACTACCGGCAGGCCCAGCCCATCACAAAACCAGTAAAGGGCCTCAGCCTTTGCGCGATTTTCCCCCACTTTTACCGCTATATTCAGCATCTGCCTGTAATTTGCTTTTTTCCGGTCATAAACATGCCGGTTTACGGGCTTTTCAATCTTAACCGCATCAAAGTTGTAACGGGTATCAAGTTCCCGGATCTTGTCAGCCATTTCCGGGACATCGCAAACAGTGCCGGCTTCAAGAACCCTCTGCCCTTCTTTCCGCCTCTTTTCCACCACAGCCCATCCCCGGGCCGGATCTATCCCGAGCACAATCATTTTCCACCACCCTGAAGATCAAATTTCCTGAATAAAATTTCCCGTCGGCCTTGCCTTGCAAAAACCCGCAATCCTTTTCGCGCGGTGATTTCGTCCATAGCCTCCAGAAAATGACGGTTCGCCATCTTTCTCGCAGCCTCCGGGTTATTTCTGTACGGCTTCTTGATTAAATCCCGCTTAATGCGCTTATTGGCGATACCCACAGCCTCCGGGATGCAAGCATCAACAGCCCTCTCGTGCTCCGTTACCGCCCTTTTCCCAACTGTGCGGTCAAAGAAAAAGTCATTTAATTTTCGTGGCAAATCACCCTCCTATGGTTTTGGTTTTGAAAACCTATCATCAAGCTCCGGCCTCGTATCCAGCGTATGCAATAAGCTGCATAGTGAAAATATCGCCCCGGCCAGGTGGTGCTTGCCGGTCTGTGAATCTGCGTCCACATCCTTGCCCTGCCAGTAAAATTCGATGATATGTCTTAACGCAGCATCCACCAGCACAGATGTATGAAAGCCGCCGCGCCATGATTCACGTTCGTATTTAATCACGCCTTCCTGATAAGCAGGCTCCAAATATTTGAGCAGCACATCCATCGGCAGTAGGGTTGGTTGCGGCTTGCCCTCCTGGATATTGTTTTTCGGTGCAGTATTTTCCATACCTATCCCCCATACTCGATTGCAATCTCTTGAAATAACTGATATTTTTCCCACCACTTCATCTTAATATTCCACTCGGCTCCTTGCCGGTTTTTTGTGATTTCCCATTCCGCGTAGTCCTTGATTGCATTATCCCGCTTTCCATGGGCGTCCGGATACAGATATGGCCGGTGCCCCATCAGCACAATATCCGCATCCTCTTCGAGCTGGCCGGTGTTTTTCAGGTCTGAAAGAATTGGCTTTTTGTTGTTGCGTTTTTCAAGCTCGCGGTTTAATTGAGCAAGCAGCACAATCGGCACCCTCAGCTCTTTTTTTAAAAACTTCAGCTCTTCAACATGCTCTGAATTGCGCTCCCATGCGTCTTTTTTCCGGTTGCCCCCTATCCCTGAAAGCTGATCAATAAAAATTATCTCAGCGCCTGCCTTAACCATTTGCCGAATCTTTTGCCTCAGCTCTGATATATCTGCCTGGTTGTCATCCACCATAAGCCGCCACTCTGATTGTTGCTCAGCCGCTTGCAGAATCCTGTCCCACTCGTCCACATTTGGCCCTGGCTCGCTTCGTGAGCGTTT